CTAGCCCTGCTGCCCCTGTTGCACCTAGCCCAGCAGCACCAGTAGCACCTAGCCCTGCTGCCCCTGTTGCACCTAGCCCAGCAGCACCAGTAGCACCTAGCCCTGCTGCCCCTGTTGCACCTAGCCCAGCAGCACCAGTAGCACCTAGCCCTGCTGCCCCTGTTGCACCTAGCCCAGCAGCACCAGTAGCACCTAGCCCTGCTGCCCCTGTTGCACCTAGCCCTGCAGCACCGACTGGCGGAAGTGATCCATGTACTTGTGGATATTGTTGGAGATGTAGTATATGCTGCCCTGACCAATCTTGTGCCTGTTAGTGTATAATGTATAAATAACTATACAAAAGTAGGGAAATATGTCAGAAGAAAAATCAGTATGGCAAAAATATAAAGAAAGCCTTGGAGATACTAGACCATGGGATCTAGTTAACCCTGAAACAGAATGGGCATCAAAAGAGGTAGCAGAAGAAAGATATTCTATTTGTCAATCTTGTCCAGAACTAATCAAACTTACAAAACAATGCAAAAAGTGTGGATGTTTTATGTTTGCTAAAACTAAATTATTAAATGCAACTTGTCCATTAGGAAAGTGGTAATATGATTAAAGATGAAATTGCTCCAGGTATTGTTTCTTATAAGAATGTACTAGACGATAATATTATATCTACTTTAATAAAAGATATTGAAGAGGGCGCTGCATCAATAAATGTAGAATGGCATCAATCGTTAGTACAAAACAAAGACGGTATTGAAGTAGATACTAATGCTAGGGATACAGCAATTATAGGTGTACCGTATAAAGATTATATAGTTGATGATTTTATGACTGTTAGCGATGCATTTTATGGAAACTTATCTAATATATTTTTCAAGGCATTTAATCCTAGAGAAATAGACTACAAGTCAATGTTTGCATGTGAAACTACTTGGCATGATGATTATGGTATATTAAAGTATGGTGTTGGTCAAAAATTTACTAATCATATAGATGATCATACTAATCATCATAGAAGAATGTCTACAATATTTTATATGAATGATGACTATGAAGGTGGAGAAATAGAGTTTCCAAGATTTAGTGTAAGTCATAAACCAGAAAAAAATGAATTAATTATTTTCCCATCAACATATATGTATAATCATTCTGTACTTCCAGTAACTAGTGGAACAAGATATGCAGTAGTAAGTTGGTTAAGATGATACAGGTTAAAGATCCAGTTATTATGGATAAAGTTTTTTCTGAAGAAGAATATTATGAACTTAGTAATTATTTAAAAAATAAACCAAAAAATCCACAAGACTATTCTGCTGGGTTTGGAAGGTATTGTTTTAATGATTCACTGATAGACTCTTATGCACAAAAATTAATACCAATTGCTAGAAAACAGTTTAATAGTAAAACGCTTATTCCATCATATTCTCTTTTTGCACATTATGAAGGAGAACAGGCAAATCTATATAAACATGTAGATGATAACGCCTGTACATACACTATAGATTTTTGCGTTTATCAAACAGAACCATGGGACTTATTTGTAGAAGATAAAGCATATACGCTATATCCAAATCAAGCCCTTGCTTATTATGGAAATGAACAGTTACACTGGAGAGAAAAATTTCCAAACCCAAATTCTGGAAATGTGGCAATGATATTTTTTCATTTTGTTGAACCAGATCATTGGTGGGTACAAAAAGGTCCAGGGTATTTAGATGTAATTCGTAACACTATAACGGAGGAACAATGGAATCAAAGACAGCAATAGTATTCGGCGCAGGAGGGTTTATTGGAAGCCATCTTGTTAAAAGATTGAAAGAAGAAGGTTTTTGGGTTCGTGGCGTAGATCTTAAATATCCAGAACACTGGAATACATATGCTGATGATTTTGTAATTGGAGATTTAAGAGATCCGCATGTTGTAGAAAAAGTAATGCCAATAAGATTTGATGAAGTTTACCAATTGGCTGCTGATATGGGTGGCGCAGGATATATCAACTCTGGTGATAATGATGCAGAAGTTATGGGTAACTCAATATTAATAAATGTTAATGTCTTGAAGCAGGCAGAAAAGGTAAGAGTTAGGTCTATATTTTTCTCATCTACCGCTTGTGTCTATCCAGAGTATAACCAGATGGATCCAGGAAGTATAAATACAAAAGAAGACTCTGTTTACCCTGCAGCACCAGATACAGAATATGGTTGGGAAAAACTTTTTAGTGAGCGACTATATCTTGCATATAATAGAAATTATGGTATGAAAAATAAGATAGGAAGATATCACAACGTATATGGACCATATGGTACATGGGATGGCGGTAAAGAAAAGGCACCAGCAGCAATTTGTCGTAAGGTAGCAAAAGCAACAGATGAAATAGAAATCTGGGGTAATGGAGAACAACATCGCTCATTCTTATATATCGATGAAGCAGTTAAGGCTACAATAGATTTTTATAGAGAAGAAAACTACTTTGAGCCAATCAATATAGGTTCAGAAAGAAATGTTTCTATAAATGAATTAGTAGACATTGTTTGCGGTATAGCAGGTAAGCAACTAAATAAAAAACATATTTCTGGACCACTTGGTGTTCATGCAAGAACATCTCATAACGAACTAATTACAAAGGTTTTGGGTTATAGGCCAAGCGAGGATCTGGAATATGGTTTGACACAAACTTATAACTGGATAAGCGATCAAATTAAAAATGTCAAATAAAATATTTTTTCAGTTATACAATCCAACTGGAATGATTAATCAGGTAATGAGCCTTGAACTTGCTGTAGGACTTGCACACGAAACTAAAAAAGATTTAATTGTTCATTATGTAAGTAATACAGGAGATGATTTATATAACTCTAGAAATGTTCCAATTTTTACACCAAGCAGATGGCATAATGAACAACGAAAAGGTTTTACAAATCCAGATCAATTTCCACACCTTTTAGATTTAATGAACTTTAATGAAAATTTAACTTTTATAGATACAAAAATTGATTTCTTCAAACAAGAAGAGTTTGTAATTGACGACACTCTTAATGGATATTATTACAGTAAGGAAAGTGAGATATCTGAAGATGAATTATTGTTTGCTGAAGGAAGACAAAGAATTCCACTAGACAAAAATGTTCATCTTAAAAAAACACTTGGATGGTATGGCAGATTCTTTTACAATAGAAGCCCAGAACTAGACAATGCTCTAAAGTCCGTAAAATTTAAAGACGTATATGTAGACTTAGCAAAAAAAATATCTAACTCTTTAGGTTCTTTTCAGGGGATGCACTTAAGGCTTTCAGATCATATTAAAATGTTTAATACAACACAAGATATGTTTGAGTCTTGGTTAAGCGTATATGAAAATAATAAATTGCCAATAGTTGTGTCTACCTGTGAACCAGGAAATAAAATGATACAAGATAATAAGCATAGGTTTATATTGCTTGACGAGTATATAGTCAATAATTTTAGAGATGACTTTATGTCTTTGCCATTTCAAGACGAGGTTGTTTTTGGTTTAATTTGCAATTTGGTTTTGCATGACTCTGTAAATTTTGTCGGTACTTCTGGAAGTACTTATTCAGCCTACATACATAGAGTACGAAATCAAAGAGGTATAGAGACGTGGGACTTTTTTGATAACCCACAAAAAGCAACAGGGTTGCCTTATTCTTGGGTAGGGTATCCACTAGATAGCGGTAGAAAAATGTGGTGGAGAGAATGGAAGGAGTCTAAGTTAAAATGATAAAAAGATTAATTTTAAGATATAAAATGTGGAAAAAACATAGAAAGATAAAAAAGTCTAATCTGATATACTAGTTTTTATGTTTGATGATTTATATATTCCTGGTCCAATACCACATGTTGGATATAATAAAAATACTAAGAACAGAAAATATAAAGTCAATGACCCAATTATTGCAGCCCATGCAGAAATACCTAGACCAGAATACAGTTATCAATGGAATGAGGATGGGCTAAGATCTATAGATTTTTCACAAAAACCAAACATAATTGCTTTAGGCTGTTCTTTAACTTTAGGTCAAGGCCTTCCAGAAAATCTAAGATGGTCTAATTTATTGCAAGAAGAATTAGGATATGGAAAACATTTAATAGGAAATATATCTTATAGTGGAGCAGCAGTCAACAAATTAGTTTCTAGTTTTTTTGGATTAATAAATAAATATGAATATGTTCCAGAAATTGTTATTTGTAATTTTGCAAATTTTGAAAGATTTTATTTTGTCTCTCCAAATGCAGAATATATGCAAGATTGGTATATTAATTACTCACCAAAGAAAACCAAGGTTACGGCACCATGGAACTATCAAGAAATTTTGCCTTATGAATGGGTATATTATCAAAATTTAGACCATATAAAAATGCTAGAAGCATTTTGTAATTCACAAGGAATTAAACTTATTTGGAGTACATGGTCAAATGCATTAACAGATTCTGATGAAACATTTTTAAAAAATAATTTTAAAAATTATTTTAAAGATACAACTAGGGCACAGTTTCCTATACATTTTGAATTTGATATTCATGGAGATACAACAGAGAAGTTATTGCCACAATACAAGATGATAAATTGGGATTCTGTTCAATGCCATAAAGAATATTTTGATAATAATGTGGATATTTTTGATATGGCTTATGACTATCACAAGTTTGCGGGGCCATGGGGTCCAGGATCTAATAGACCACATCCTGGAATCCATAGACAACTGCATTGGAAAGATATGTATTATAATGAATTAATATCCAGGGGCTGGCTATGACAGATATTGTCAAAGAGTTTAAGACTATGGATGGTTTAGGTGCAATGCTATGGAAAAAAATATATGCTATGTCATATGCTAAGTACCATAAAAAAATATTTAAGGACACACCTATCGATTGGTTTTTAATTCATAAATCTGATGGTATTGATGGTGAGGATGATCCAAAATATAAAGATTTAATGGATAAGTTTAATAATGTTTTATACAATCCGTGGCAAAATATTGATTTTAATCATATACCATATAAAACTTTATGCAAGAATGTTGGGGCAGGAGCACCCGCTCCAGGCTTTGCAACTACAAACGACGATATTGATTTTTTAAAAGAAGCAATACATTTTAATAAATTTAGTGGCGAAACTCATAACTCTATAGTTATTCACATTAGACGAGGAAATGCTATACCAGAAAATCCAAGGTATGTAGAGGATAAATTTTATGAAAAGGTTTTATTACAAATATCAGAAATTATAGATAAATGTCAGATGGATAGCCCAGATGTTATTATCTGCACTGATTCTGATGATAATACTTTTACTCCAAGGGGGTATAACCAAGAGCGTATGTGGAGACAGCCACACTTATATCAAAATGAATCTGGAGAGTATCCACACACAAGTATTAACTTTGATTTACTTAAAAGGGCATACCCAAATGTAATAATAAGAAATGACATGGACACATACAGTTCGTTTATTTTTATGTTAACTGCTAAGGTTTTAATAGTTGGAAATTCTGCATTTAGTCAGTCTGCTGGACTTTTATCTACCAATAGCGTTATTGGGATGCCTGCAAAACATGGAATGGATCCAAGGCATAACCACTTTAAAAATAAAGTAGCAGCCCTGGATCCATCTGGTGTTTTATTGTGGGAATCCACCCATTAGTTGCTTTGTTCTTGGAGTAATGCCCTTCCAGGCAATCCAATTTTTACCACCTCTTGACATGTGGAACGCAACTTGAGCATTCAATACTGGATTAAATAACTCATAATTTGACTCTAAATTAAACTTATCTCTACGTTCAGGACCAAGGTCGCCAATCATATTTATTTGAAATAAGCCATAAGAACTATCTCCAGTTCTTTTACTAAGGTTTAACGCCATTGGTCTACCGCCAGATTCTTTTTTAGCAATAGCCCAAGCCTCCCTTAGTTTTTGACCTTCAAAACCCACTAATGCTAATAGATTTTTAAGGTCTTTGTCAGATAGATTTACAGCATTTTTGTATTTTTCTAACTGATCTTCTTTAGCCTTAGAAACACTTTTGGCCACTTGCGTGGCCTCAATAGTCTCTTCAAGCACGATAGTTTTACTATCGTCTAATCGGTTTTCAGAAGCATTAGCCACGTTTGACCAAACTGCAAACATAGCCAATATGCTGAGTGTGCCAATGATGTTCTTATTATTATTCATAAAAGTAATCATAGTTTCCTCCTTAGAAACGGAATGACACCTTGTTAAAGGGTGTCATGTTACTTCCTAGTATAACATGAATTTCAGACCCATGTCAAATATCTTAAAAGTGGTATAATAAGTATATTATGGCAACCAATCAGACATCAGGTCAATTTCAGATAGCATTTCCAAGGTCTACAGACCCAGTAAACGTACACGGAGACCTAGAACAATTGGCGGGAGATGTAAAAGAGTCACTAGAATCTATAGATGTTTCAATTATACAAATAGATGTTAAAAATATTAGTGGTTTGACATTACCTGCAGGCACTCCAGTTTATATATTTAATTATTCAGACACCGTTCCTGGAATAAAACACTATACAGAAGATTTATGGTCATCTGGTTCAGTAAAGCCAGTATTAGGTTTATTAAAAACATCACTAAGCAATAATGCAATTGGCAAAGTTGTTGTTGCTGGAGTTCTTGCAAATGTAAATACGTCATCGTTTGTTACAGGAGATGTACTATACGTTGGCAGACCAGATGGTGGTTTGACAAAGATAAGGCCAGCAGAGGGTTCTGGTGCAGTAGGAATTGTTGGATATGCACATGCCACAAATGGTGTAATTATTGTTGAGGCAAAAGGCAACGGTACATGGGGAGCATTGAAGGCTGGATTAGCCTAATATGATATAATCAACACATGGCAAATTTTCGTGGATCCGCTTCTTCATATGATATAGGTGAAAAACCACCAACAGTTATTTGGACTGTAGTTCGTGGAGATACATCTGGATTTAAGGTTTATGTTGTTGATGATGCAGGACAACCCTTAATTATTCCAGATTGGACTATTAATATGAAGATTAAGCGTCCAAACAATACAGCAGATCTTGGAATTATTACAGATGATGCCACGCTAATTATGGATTTATATCCAGCAGCAGATGCAGATGATTTGGTTGGAGAGTTTACTGTTTGGCTAACTTCTTCGGAATCTTTTATTTTACAAACTGGAGACATCTTTGATATTCAGTTATCAGATGCTACAAGAGTATGGACAGTTGCTCAGGGTAGCATGAAGATTCTTGAAGATGTAACAGATTAATGGCAAGAGCAACATTATCAAACCCACAACATAAAACCAAATATATAAAGCCAATTGACTACTCTGTAAAGCAAATAACATTAATTAACCCAACAGTTACAATTAAGCATGACTTGCCTTTTAGGGTAAGGTTTAAATCTATACAAATTGAAGGATACAGCGCTTCTAATCCCCCACCAATTCCACTACAAGTTATTGGTTTTAGTAACTGGATTCTTTAAAATATAAAAAGGGAGTTATAATAAGCACATGGCAAAAATCTCAATCCCAACACTAAAGACCAAGTTTCAAACTGGTGATCGTCCTACACAACAGGACTACGAAGATTTAATTGATTCAACATCAGCCCGTTCGACAGATCTTGGATCAATGGGTAATAATGAAAATACAATTTATGGTATTGAAAATGCCACAATAATTGATAACTTTGATGCCACAGAGTGGCGTATGGTTAAGTATATTGTTTCAATATCAAAGACCACAGCAGGGGACAACAAGTTCTACGCAACAGAGTTGACCATCTTGGTGGACGGTACAAATGTAAGCGTCTCTGAGTATGGCACGATAGACAATGATGGGAATATTGGCACCGTTAGCGTCTCTAGGGTTGGAAACACAGTTTCATTAACTGTTACACCAGACCAAGCAATTAAGCCAGTCACAGTTCGTTATGCACGAATTGGACTTAAGGCGTAAACAAGGAGATAAAACATGGCAGTAGTAAATAAAGACTTTAAAGTAAAGAATGGTCTCATCGTTGAAGGCACAACCGCAACAGTTGATAATTTTGACATTCTTACAAAGAAAACAGACGATCAGAACTATATCGTCAACCTGATTGGCGGAACAGCCACATCAGCAAATGAAGCAAACAAGGTTGTAAAGCGTGATGGCTCAGGCAACTTTGCTGCTGGAGAAATCACAGCAGACCTTGTTGGTGATGTAACTGGTACAGTTTCTTCACTTTCAAACCACGACACAGATGACCTTTCAGAAGGTTCATCAAATAAATATTTTACAGATGCAAGAGCAGTAACTGCAAACACTGGTTTGTGGGACACAATTGGTGCAGCAGCAGATGCAGAGGCAGATGCAATTCTTGCAGCACAGCAATACACAGACGGAGAAATCTCTGATGAAGTAATTGCTCGTGATGCAGCAATCCTTCTTGCTAAGAATGATGCAATTGCAGATGCAGCATCAGATGCTACAACAAAGGCAAATGCAGCACTTGCAGATGCCAATTCATACACAGATGATGAAATTGCTGCAGAAGTAACTCGTTCAAATAACTATGCAGATGCAGCAGCCACAACAGCAGAAAATAATGCTAAGGCATATGCAGATGGACTATCTTCTGGCCTAAACTGGAAGCAAGCAGTTCATCTTCTATATGATGCAGCAATTCCAGTACTATCTGGTAGCGGAGCATCACAGTTAATTATTGATGGACATGACCCACTAGGAGATGCAGATAGCGGATACAGAGTACTTATCAACAACGCTGGTGCAGATAGCGGTATTTATGTCTTTAATAGCACTGGCGGAAACTGGACACTTACTCGTCCAGAAGATGCAAATGCAGCATCAGAACTTATTGGCGCAGCAGTATTCGTAATGGAAGGAAACAACTATGGTTCTACAGCATGGGTACAGGCTGATCATTATCTAACTGGTTTTGCTGGACAGTCTTGGACACAGTTCTCAGGTCAGGGTACATACCTTGCTGGAAGTGGTCTAACACTTGACGGCACAACATTTGCAATCGATACAAATGTTACTGCTACAAATTTGTATGCAGACGGTGTTGCAGCAGCAGCAGAACAAGCAGCAATTGCTCATACAGATGCTCGTGAAATTGCAATTACCTCTGCTTATGAAGGATACGCTAATGGTGTAGCACTTACTGCAGAACAAAATGCAAATATGTACACAGATGGAAAGATCGCTGATGAAGTTGAAGATCGTAATGATGCAATTAATAATGCAATCAATGCTCTTACAACAACAGACATTGAAGAAGGCACAAACCTTTACTACACTGCTGCTCGTGCTAAGGCAGAGGCAGCAACACTTCTTGCAAATGCAACGAAGACAAATATTGTTATTACAAAGGATGGATCAGATAATCTAACAATTACTGCAGAAAACGGTGTTGCAGATTCTGATACAGATGACCTTGCAGAAGGTTCAACAAATCTCTACTTCACAGATGCTCGTGCAGTATCTGCTCTTGAAGCAGTTATTCCAGACTTTGATGCAATAGATATTGCTTCTGTAGCAAAGCAAGTTGCTGCAACACATGCTGTACCAACAGCAAGCACACACACAGCATTTGCATGGCCACACGCTTCATACCGTTCGGCAGAATTCCTTGTTAAGATCGCATATGGAACACACACAGATGTTTCAAAGGTTATCTTAACATTGGATACATCAAATAACATAGCCATTACAGAATATGCAATGGTTGGAACAAATGGCTCATTGGGATCTGTTTCTGCAGATATTGATGGATCAAATGCTCGTCTTCGTGTTACAACAGGAAACAATAACTCTACAGTTCTTGTTGTTGGAACACTTTTAGCATAAAAAATTAAACAAAAGAGGGAGTGGTAATCTTGGCAACAGTCAATAAGGACTTCAAGGTTAAAAATGGACTTATCGTCACAGGTGGCGGTGAGTTCGGAGGAACGGTATCAGTAGGAACCCCTACATTAGATACACATGCTGCCACTAAGGCATATGTCGATTCATTGGCTAGTGGCATGGTTGTCGGATCTACCGCTCCCTCTACACCAGAAAATGGTGATTTATGGTTTGATACATTAACATCAAGAGTTAATGTTTATTATTCTGGAT